CATATAGTTCCATCTTCGCTTCTTTCATGGCCTACGACACGTTCCAAACGCTTTTCGTTACGAAAATCACCTACTCTTTGATCTTTTCTTCCAGGACACTCTATAAATTCAACCTTCTTATCTTTTGGTGGTACATATTGTCCTGACTGATCTGTAGGGGTTACAGTTTCTTCTTGTTTCTTAGGTGCTTTAGCTTCTGTGTAGATAAATTCATTTGGATTATATTCTAAAGGTTCAAATGACGGGATAATAAAATTACCACATTCGCTGTACGTTCCATATTCATCTTTATCCTTATCAATCAGACTGGGTAGATTGTTTCTATGTACTTTTACACAGCCTGGTATATCTACTTTTGGTTTATAAATAACATCTAATGTTGGAACGTAAAGTTCCCATACAGGTATCTTTGGAATATTTATTTCATGTATATGAATCCTATGTATATCAATCGTAGGCATATTTTGGCCTTAAGACTTCTACATCAGAATGACATTTAGGACAGGATAAATTAGTCATCATTGAATACTCTTCCTGTAGATGAGGTAAACAATTTTCATCAATACTTTGATCTCCGCCCCAGATTAATTCTGTATTACAGTGCCAGCAGTTCATTAATCTTCAATAAAACTAAGCTTTTTGACAGGGATGGATGTTCCTGTTGTGCTAGGTAACGCTCCATCTAATACTTT